GATCAAGCTGACGGACAAGATCACCGCGTACGTCGCGCGCGCGGACAAATCCACCCAGATCAAGCGGGCCGATGCGCAAAAGCACATCAAGGCAGTTGCGTTCGAATTCGACGCCAAGCGCTTCGATGTTGTCTCCGCCGCCAAATGGCTGGAAGAGAAAAATATTGACATCGCCGTCACGGCTGGGGAAAATCCCGACGCAAGTTTTGTGGCGAAACGTAGCGATGTCGCCGAAGGTGTTGAAGTCCGCCGCATGGAGATCGACGACGGCGTCATCGTTCTGCTGATTCAGGATGACGAGTACGACGATATCCCGGATGCTGTGGTGGAGATCATCTCCGAAGCGGCCTACGGAAATTGGGGCTGGGGCCAGCTCGATTTCAACGCGCGATTGGCCGACCGCCTGTTTTGTGACCGCGTGAGCGATGCGTGCTGGATGCTTCAAGACACGCTGAACTCGATCATCTTCTACAGCGCGCTTCCTCTCAATGTACGGAAGCAGCTCATCACCAATACGTTGGCGCAGTTCAACGACTACGTCACTGCGCAGATGTCCGCCCTTCCGCAACAGGTCATCGTTGCAGTCAGTAGTACCGTTACACGATCCCATCGACAGGAGAAAGCCGTGAGCACGAACACCAACACCGCCCCGCAGGCGACCAATACCCAGCGCACCGATGACGCGCCCGCCGCAGCGGTTGTTGCTGCCGCTCCGGCCGCCGCCGAACCGATCACCTTGACCCCGGCCGAACTCGATGCACGCATCGAGGCCGAGATTGTCCGCCGCGCAGACGAAGCCAAACGCTTGGCCGAGGAAGCGGAAAACGACCCGCTCAACAAAATCCTCAAGCGCATGGACGAGCAGGCCGCCGAATCCAAGGCGATTCGCGAAGAACTGACCGGCCTCAAGGAAAAGGTCGAGCAGCCGGTTGTCGTGCGTAACGACGCCGCAGGCCAGCCGGAAAAGACCATCGACGGCACCAAGGTCGTCCAGCGCAAGGACGTATTTAAGGGTTTGATTACCGGCAACGTCGACCAGCCCGCCAAGTAACTCAACCGCTATATCGGCGCTCTTTCACGAGTTGCTGACGTTGTCACATCAGATATTTTTCCCATTTTCAGGAGTGTAGGACCATGACGACCCTTAACGAGAACCTGCGCCGCGCCGATCTGGTAATGGCAACGTTCCAGGCCAACGGCGGTACGCTGCAGATGGAGCAGGCCAACGCTTTCATCGATTACGTGCTGGAACAGCCGACCATTCTGGCCCAGGCCCGCACCGAGATCATGCAGGCCAACGACAAGCAGATCGCCCGCTTCGGCTTCGGTCAGCGCATCATGCGTGCCGCGCCGCAGGCTGGTGGCCTGAACGACGACGGCACCAACAGCCGTAAGCTGCTCAAGGCCCAGCGCTCGGCCCCGACCAACACGCAGATCAAACTGACCGCGAACGAGATGATCGCCGAAGTGCGTCTGCCGTACGAATTTTTCGAAGACAACATCGAAGGCCAGTCCATCGAAGATCGCATCTTCCGTGGCATGGCTGCGCAGTCCGCCATCGATTTCGAAGAATACGCACTGTGGGCCGATACCGCGCTGGCTGCGGCTGGTGCCGGCCAGGACACCTACCTGGGCATGACCGATGGCTGGATGAAGCGTATCGCCGCAGCACATGTGGTGGACAATGCTTCGGCCGGCGTCTCGGCGGACATGTTCGCGAATGCCCTGCTCGGCCTGCCGCAGAAGTACCTCAACCGTCTGCCGCAGATGCGCGCGTTCGTCTCGACCGCCAACCGCATCAAGTACCAGCAGAAGGTTGCGGCTCGCCTGACTGGCCTGGGCGACAGCTCGATCCAGTCCGACCCGACCAAGCCGGTGTTCGCGTACGGCTTGCAGGTCGAGCCTGCGCAGACGTTGGCCTTCGACGGCAACGGCAGCAAGGGCATGGTGACTTTCCCGAACAACCTGATCTGGGGTATCCGCCGCAACATCTCGGTGGAAACCGATAAGGACATCAGTTCGCGCGAAATCATCATCGTGCTGACCTGCCGCGTTGCCGTGCAGGTCGACGATATCGACGCGTCGCTGGTTATCGAGAATATCTAAGCGATACAATGGTTGGGCCGCCTCGCGCGGCCCCGCCTTTTTCGCTAGATCGGCAGCATCACCCCTTTTCGGTTCACGAGGAACTCACCATGGCAAAGAACATCAAACTGTCCGGTACGCGCAGCTTCCATCACCCGGCGTTCAAGAGCGCCAGCGGCGATGCCGTACACATCAAGAAAGGCGATGTGGTTCGCGTCGACGACGAGGTTGCGGACTATCTGCAGCAGCGCGAACACATCGTTGGCGAAGACCTGAGCGTCAAGACCTTCGTCGACAGCAACACCAAGGCCGACTACGACTTCTCCACGGATGGCTCGGAAGACGATGGCGATGAGCGCGAGGAAGTCGACGAGAATGCCGATGGCGAGGACGCGCCGGCCGGCTCGCGTACCCGCGTCAAGGTTGCAGGCAGCGGGGCGAAGAAAACCGCCACGCGTACCGTCAGCAAGCAGAAGTAAGCACCAGCGCCTTCGGGCAGGCTGAACACCGACCCGGTAGCGCCCTCGCGGCCTACCGGGTTTTTATTACGACGTTACGAGAGGACACAGGCATGCTACTCGTCGACCCTAACGTAGTTGGTCCGTTGCTCGGCATTTCGTGCGGTATCGGGCGCGAGGCACAGCAGGGCGGTACGACGGCTTCCGATCTTGCCGCGATCCTCAACATGGTATTGCCGCGCGTCGAAGCAGCGTGCGATACCAAATCGCTGGCGTTACAGCAGCGCGCCGATACTTTCTCGCTTGCCGGACGTGGTATTGGCGGACGCTACCAGCTTCGTCTTACGAATGGTTTCATCGCGCCGAGTTCTTTGGCTATCGCCAACCGCAAGACAGGCGTCATTTTTGCTGCCGACGATCCGACCGTCGACGTTGACTATGAGCGCGGCCTTGTCTACTTGCCGGTCTATGGCAATAACGGCAGCTCGTTGCAGGTGCAGTACGGTAGCGGCTTTCCTGCGATTGCTACGGAGCTGGATGACGGCACGCCAATCCCGGAAAGCCAGCAAATCTTCGATGTCCCGCAATGGTTGCAAACGATTGCAATCGCGGCCGTCAGCGAATGGTTGCGTTCGATCCCGGTTACGGTAAAGGTCAGCGAAGGCATGTCATTTCGCGACGTTGCATCGCAAGCCAATCGCTACATCCAGACGCAAATCTGGCAGACATACATGCGTCCGCGCGCTGACGTGATCTACCCCGATTTCAGCAGCATAATTGTGCCGGTACAGCCGCTATGACGGATGACACGGCCTACGTTCGAGGTGCGCAGCGACTTAGCCAGCGCATCCAGACGATTCGCACCAACCTCTCGTTGCCGTCTATGGTCGACGAGATCACGGATTTGCTCTTCAAACGCACGCTGCAGCGTTTTGATGCCCAGGTCGACCCGGACAATGTCCCTTGGCGTCCGTTGGCCGCCTACACCCTGCAGCGACGCGCACGCGAGGGCTTCTCCCCTGGACCCATCCTGCAACGCACCCGTGCCCTACGATCCGCGATCCGGGTCATTCGCGGCGCAGCCACGGGCGCTACCTATACGAACACGGGCGCGAACTCGCGCATTGGCGTGACGGACCCGGATATCGTGCCGTACGCGGCAGCACAGAACAAAGGCACCGATCATATTCCTGCGCGTCGTTTCCTTGGCATTGGACGTCTCGACGTCAAGGCCGTCGACAGCTTGCTTCGCCGTAAAGCGGCACAACTACAGAAGAGTCTCAACACATGAGCGCCAACATCTACCGACTCGCATACGACCCCAACATGGTCGAGGTCATGGAAGCCGACCTCGTTCGGCGCGTCACGGACCTCGCCACGGTCGCACAGATCGACATGGGCATCCATGGGGTATTCAGCCTGGATGATCTGGAAGCAATGACTGTTGGCGACCTTTGCAAGAAAATCGCCATCGGTATCGCCTATGTCGGTGCCGAAGATACGAAGGTCACGGGACCGTCGCTCGCAGCCGGTACGAATGCCAACGCGGCACGCGCCGATGTCGAGTTCAACTTTCTCATCGTCCTTGCCGTGCCGGTTACCCGCGCCGGCAGCGATAACCGACTGGATGGTTCGAAGATGCTTTCGACAATCCGGCAATCCCTGCTCGGTAAAACCGTGCAGCCACCCACGTCCAATACGCCATACAATCCCGTGCAAAGCGGGACTTGGCGGTACGTGAAAGAACAGCCACAACCAAGTGAAAGCACTAGCGACATGCTGTACTATTCGCAGGTGTGGCGAGTTGTCCTTCCAATCGCTACCAAGAATTCTTGACGATTTCACCAGGAGACTAGAGCCATGTCTGCACCCGACGTAAAGACCGATTACTACAGCGGCCAAGGCCGTATCCTCATGGGTAAGCGCGATCCGCTTACCGGCCGTATCTACGATGTACTCAAGATCGGTAACTGCTCCGCGCTGCAGATTTCGCTGACGGTCGACAAGACCGATCACACGGAATCGTGGTCGGGCGGTCGCAATATCGACTTGACCACCTTCAAGTCCAAGGGCGGCACCGGCAAGATGTCGTGCGAAGACATCGACGTCGATACGCTCGCGGCGGCGCTCTGGGGCGGTGCGTATATCGTGCCCGAAGGCACGGTCGATGCCGAACCGATGCAGGCCGTTCGCGGCGGCGTGCTCTTCACCAAGTTCCAGAACATCTCGGCTGTCGAGATCAAGTTGGCTGCGGCCCCGGCAACGCCGCTGGTCGAGGGCGTGGACTTCACCTACGACGGTGCATTCGGTCGCATCGATTTCCTCGATACCGACGCGGCTACCGTGCTGGTGGCGACGGCGGTCGACGATGCAACTTCGGTTGCGGTCACGGTCGACTACACCTACGGCGCAACGAAGCGCCTGGAACTGTTCACGGTCGCGGTCGCCCCGGAGCGCTACATCCGCTTCGAGGGTCTGAATACGATCAACGGCGATAGCCGTCTGGTCGAAGTTTGGCGCGGTCAGCTCGATCCGCTCAACCAGCTCGACCTCATCAACACGGACGTGGCGAGTACCGACATCTCATTCACCGTTGCGCAGGCATCCGGTCCGTTCGAAGATGGCAAGTCCCGCTTCTATCGCGAGACGCGCGTCGAGATCGAAGCGGCCTAAGCCATCGGCTACGTGAAGGAATCGACAAACCAAGGTAAACTGCAGGGGCTTCCGGACGGGAGCCCCTCTTTTTTAGGAGACAACCGATGAACGATCCATCGCAAATGAAGCACCCCATGGTCGCAACCAAAGACGTCACCATCGGGACGGTAACGAACAAAGTCGGCAAAGTCTTCGACGCCGTCACCGAGACGCTGCGCGATAAGCTGGAAGCGCGCGGATCAGCGGTACGCCATGTGCTCGCCGAAGCCAAGGAAGAGATCGCGCATATCGAGCAGGAGGTCGTTCAAGAATTCCACGACCTCGAAGCGAAGCTCGAAGGTCACGAGGCCGCCACCGAGCCGGTAGCGGAAACCGAAACCCAGCCGGAGAACGACGATGCCAACGACGGGGATGGATTGCCAGTGGTGGCGGGGGAAGGCGCGGACGTCGAAGCACAACCAAGCGCGGAATCAACGAGCACGGTCGAAGCGGACGCAGCGCAGGAAGCACCACTAGCTGAAACGCAGGCCGTACCTGCCCCCCCAGCAGCTAAGAAAGCTTCGACAGCTGCCGCGCCGGCCAAGTCCTCGTTGATGGACAAAGCTGCCAATCTCATCAACCCGCGTTCGGGTGCCAAGGGCCGTCAGTCATGAGTCCGCAAAAGAAGCAGCCGGCAGAGCAGCCGGAACAGTCTGATGACATCGAGATTATCTCGATTGCCGAGGCGGCGCGCGCGATCTTCGAGCGCCAGGATACCAACTTCGTTCTCAGTAACGGCAAAGTTGTTGAGATCGAGGAAGCCCGCACGCGGCATTTCACATACGCCGTCAATTTCATGGACATGCTTGTCGAGAAACTCGACGGTGAAAAGTTGCATGCGTTGGTGGGCGCTTTTGCCGAAGCCCAGCGACAGGCGGCAGCGGCAGGTAACGACCCGCGTAACATCGACGTTGAGAGTGTGGCACGCGCGGCGCTGGGCAATGCCTCGATTGTCTTGAAGTTGGTCAAGCACTCTTCGGATGAATTGCCGCAGCTCGTTTCGGTCTTCACCAATCTGTCGGCCGAGGAAGTTGAAAACCTGAAAGTCGAGGAATTGGTCGTTTGCATCCTCAAGGTAGCCTTGGCGAACTACAGTTTTTTTACCCAGACCTTGCGCCCGATTTTGGAAACCTTCGTCGTCGCTATCATGGCGAAGCTGCAGGGGCGCAAGGTGTCGCTAAGCGTGTAGCCCGGCATAAGCCCGGCAAGAACCATAAGCCGCCAACCAAGGATGAACAGGAAGAGCATCGGCTGCAGGGCAAGCGCGACGGTAAATGGTTTGTACGAGCAGTAAATCGTCTTATCGAGTACGGGCACCAACTGGACGGCATCGGAAACTACACGCTATCGCAGTTCCTGATTCATCTGGACGCAGTCGATCAGAACCAATCACGCGACCGCATCCAGACGATCACAGATATGCAGATGGCAATAGGTTCGTTGCTTGTCGAGGACAGCGGCCTTGAGCACCACACTGATCTACTACGACTCGCCGCACGCGGAGCATAGGCAATGAGCGACAACGCGCAGACCAATTTGGACGTCCTCGTTAATGGCGTCGACAATCTTTCACCCGCACTCCAACAAATCGAGTCGCGGGTGATTCGCTTTGTCGGCGCAATCAGCGCGTCGCTCGCCGCCATCAAGGCGATTTCTTTCCCCATTGTCCAGGCCGCGCAGTTCGATCTGGAAATGGCGAACGTCGCCAAGACTACCAACTTCACCCAACAGCAGATCGCCCAGCTTAGCGAAGAGATTCTCGATCTATCGCTCAAGTTGTCGGTCTCCGCCGTCGACCTAGCCAAGGTCGCAGCCGCAGGCGGTCAACAGGGTCTGGGTCGAGAGGGCGTGCAAGGCGTCCTCGAATTCACCACGTCAGTCGCGCGCATGGCAAACGTGCTCGATTTGACGGCAGACGATGCGGCAGTTCAGATCGGCAAGATTGCAAACATTTTCAAATTGCCGTTCGATCAGTTGGAACGCGCGGTCGCATCGTTCAACCAGACCTCGAACAACACCACGGCATCGGGTAAGGAACTGCTCGATGTCGTGCGTCGTTTGGGTAATGCCAGCGGTACGATCAATCTAAGCCAGTCCATCGGCTTGAGCGCAGCAGCTATCGATTTCGGTGTGTCTCCCGAAGTCGCCGGCTCGAACCTCTCGCGTGCATTTGCCACGATGCTCTCGAAGGCGGATATCTTCGCCAAGCAGATGAAGACGTCGACCAAGAGCTGGACAGCCGAAGTCCAGACTGATGGCGTTGCGGCTTTCAAGAAAGTGCTCGACTACCTGCGCACGCTTTCGCCAGATCAGCAGAATGCACAGATTGGCAAACTGTTTGGCGGCGGCGCGCGTGGCGGCTCCCTTATCAGCAAGTTCGTACAGGACAGCAGCAATGCCGTACTGGATCGCGATCTCGCGCAGGCATCGACAGGTTTCAGCCAGGGCTCATCGGCGCTGCAGGAACAGGCGACCGTACAGAATACCGTCGCTAACCAGTCGATCATTCTGCTCAACTCGATCAAGAAAGATGCGATTGAGGCCGGCGAGCAGTTGACCGGCGTGCTCATCAATGACATCAAAGAGCTGACCGCCGAATTACAACAGCCGGGCGTCAAGTCGTTCATCAACGAATTGGTCGCTTCGCTCGGCGACGTTATCTCGCTCGTTATCAGCGTGGCGAAGTACGTCGGCAGCATGAACGTCAATTGGGAGAATTTCGTCACGGTCGGCAAAATCTTTGTCGAATTGAAACTCGTTGAGATTTTCACCGGCTTGCTCGGCAAACTGACGGGCGTCGATTCTGCTATCAAGTCGATGGCGGCCAGTTCTGCCGCCGCTGCAACCGCGAGCGGGGCCGCAGGCAAGGCCGCTACCGATGCGGCTACGCAGGAAGCCAGTGCCTGGGATAAAACCAAAGCATCGGTTGCCGCACTGAATGATCTGTACCAGCAAGGCGTTGCGCAGGTCAAAGCACGACAGGCTGCTGTCGCTGATCTGGCGCGTGCGGAACAGAACGCTGCCGATGCCGCTATCACCAGCCAGCAGGCGAACTCGCGCGTCGACCGTGCAACCAATGTCGTCCAGGCACGTTCTGTTACCACGAAGACAGCCAAGTCCACGCTCGCGACCACGCAAGACGCACAGGCCGGCGACGCGTTGGCGACGTTTGCGACGATGAACCAGAAGATCGAGGCGGCGGCCGTTGTACACGAGCAGAAGCTTGCGGAGATCGAAACCGAGTACCAGAACCTGCGGTCACAGGCGCGTGCGCTGGGCCGTAACAAAGCCGGCGCACAAGCATTGGCAGATGCCGATGAATTCCTCGCCAATATGACCACAAAGGAAAATACGCGCTACGAACGATCGATTGCCGGCACGCAGCAGTATTACGGCAAGCTGCTGACAACACAGGTCGAGAGCTACGCTGCGCAGCTCGATGCGCAGACTACGTTCCTTGCCGAAGCGGAAGCCAAGCAGGCAGCATCGCAGAGCCGTCTCAACTCGCTACAGGCTACGGCAAATGTCGCCAGTACCAACAAGCTCGAATCGGGTATCGATGTAGTGCAGTCGCGCAACGCCATTACGGCCATCTCACAAGGTGCAGGCGCGGGCACCAAGGCACTCCAATTCCTCGTACTCGGGCTGAATGCGGTCAAGAATGGCTTAGCTGCACTCGCCAGCTTCGCGGCCGGTGCATTCTTTTGGGTGACCATCATCTACTCGATTGCCGATGCATTCGGTCTGATCGATGGCCTAGGTGCAGGCTTTGCTGCATTGACGGATAAAATCGGCCTGACTTCGGCGGCGCTGCGACAGCAAAAAGTCGATCAGGAAGCTGCGACCGAGGCAATGGCGAAGCAGACGCAGAAGATCAACGAACAGATCGCTGCGTATGACAAGCTCAAAGACGTTCAGACGGGCACGTATACCAAACAGCTTGCTGACGCTGCGGCACAACGCGCGTTCGCCAGCAGCGACCGCTCAACGCGCGACAGCGGCTTTCAGGAGCTGCTCACGGCGGGTG